AACACCAGAGGAACATTATGTATGTCATTTGCTATTAGTTAAAATATATCCTAACAATATACGCCTTGTTAAAGCGGCAATGTTTATGCTATCATCGAACCAGAATCAACAAAGAAATAATAAAGGATACGGGTGGTTAAAGCGGCAATATTCTGATTATATGCGTGGACCTAACAATCCAACTAAGGTAAACGGAGCATGGAACAGAGGTATTACCGGGTATAAGATTAACCAAAATTTTTCGGAAGGACTTAAAAAACAAATCTCTGACAGGATGAAAAGTAATAATCCGTGTGCTGGGGTAAAGCCTTGGAAACATCCAAGAACAACAGATATTACGCGGGCATTATGGGCAAGAGCTGATGAAATTTATAATGTGTGGGTAGAATACAACAAACCTTCATATTGTGCATTGTATGGTTTAGTAATGAATAAGAAATATAACTGGAAAGAAGATGGTAAAGAAGTTGGCCCGTTTATGAATATGGTAAAATATTTTAGAAATGGATGGGTACCAACAGAAGACAGTGAATGGAATGAATTTATAAAATGATAATCAAAGAGATAGAATTATTTAACAGTCAAAGTTTTCCAAAAGAGGTGAATAATATGAGAAAATTACATAATACATTAGAAAACATTGTTTTTAGTATGATCGAATTTAATAAAGAAATTCAATCCATACGTCCAAATATACATCTAACTGAGGTAGATTATGCACGGTCATTTCAAACTGTTGCGTTTAATCCTGGAAGACAAGTTGGAAAAACAACATTGATTTCCAGGTATATTGGTGGAAATGATATTGCTATTTCGTTTAATGGAACTAATGCAAACGCATTAAAAGAAAGAATAGCATTTTTTAATATCGAATTACGACAAGTAATAAACGTGCATATTTTAAAACCTGCTGATTTTAGAGGCTGCCAGAAAGAAACATTTGATATTGTGTGGGTAGATGAACCTTCGTTAATGAATAAAGAAGATATTCAAACAATTTATGAAACATTTGCTGGTATTTGCAAACAATTTGTTTTTATAGGATAATAATATGAAAATATTTAAAATAGAAACACATATCGATGGCGATCCATATAGCTCTAATACATTATTAAGTATTGGAAAAAATATCAAATTTAATATGGAACCATGGGGTTGGTATATCAGATTAGAGTCACCTTTTACGAAAACTGTGAATTATGTTGATGCACACGATTTCATTAAGAAAGAAGGACCATGTAGAAAAGTATTCTTAATTAGACGTGTTCCAGGTATTAAAAAATTGATAAAGGTAAATGCATGGATGCCAATATCGAACACTTAAAACAAAAATTAGAAACAGAAACCGATCCTCTAGTAAAATGGAGGATCGAAAAACAAATCGAATTACTAGAAGATGCATTAGTAATTTATCACGAAAGAAGATTACCAGACGAATAAGGACAAGGAATGTCAGAACAGCAATATAACTTAAAAACACAAACGGATTATTTAAATCGTAAAATGTTCCTTGACCCAGCAGGGCCAGTAACTATTCAACGGTTTGAAGAAACAAAATATAATAAAATAGCAAAATTTGAACAAACTCAACGGGGGTTTTACTGGATTCCAGAAGAAATTTCATTGAGTAAAGATGCAAATGATTTTAAAGATGCTAGTGATGCGGTTAAACATATATTCACTAGTAATTTGTTAAGACAAACTGCTTTAGATAGTTTGCAAGGAAGAGCACCGATTCAAATTTTTGGTCCAGTTTCTAGCTTACCAGAAGTAGAAGCACTTATGTCTATATGGTCTATGTTTGAAACAAATATTCATAGCCGTAGTTATAGTCATATCATTCGTAATATCTATAATGTACCAAAAGAAGTATTTAATACCATTCATGATACAAAAGAAATTATCGATATGGCATCGAGTGTTGGTAAATATTATAATAGATTACATGTATATAACTGTCTAACAGAAGTTAAAGATACTATCAGTTTCATCTATAATGAAGATACTCATATAGATCATATTTGGTTGGCTTTACATGCCAGTTATGCACTAGAAGCATTTAGGTTTATGGTTTCATTTGCCACCAGTTTAGCAATGGTTGAAAATAAACTATTCATCGGTAATGGCAATATCATTGCATTAATTTTACAAGACGAGTTGTTGCATAAAGATTGGACTGCTTACTTGATCAACCAAGTAGTTAAAGATGATCCAAGATTTGCGGCAGCCAAGGTAAGATTAGAACGTGAAGTATATGGGATTTATGAGTCAGTTATTAGAGAAGAAAAGGCGTGGGCTGATTACTTGTTTATGAAAGGACCAGTCATCGGGTTAAATGCCAATATTTTAAAAGATTTTGTTGATTATACCGCAGTTGGTGCACTAAAAGAAATTGGTATTAAGTATCAAGGCACTGCACCTAAAACTACACCGATCCCATGGTTTAATAAGCATAGCGACAGCAGTAAAAAACAAACCGCTTTGCAAGAGTCAGAAAGCACAAATTATATCATCGGAGCGATGAGTGATGAACTTGACTACGATGCACTACCAACCATATGAGGTAAATTATGAGTTATTTGTTAGAAAAAGCAAAGATTAATGCAGTTAAAAATGCATAAGTAATTGACAACAGTTGGAATATGGTGTATAATCATATTCCAATCAGTTGATAAGGATAATTATGAGAGATTTAATTAATATAGTTTCAGAAGGTATCACCGATAATTGGTTTAAAACCGGTGCATTTGAAACTTATAAAAAAGGCAATCCAGAACACTATGAAATTGCCGATAAACCTGGAACCATTGATACCTTAGAAAGTAATGGAAAACCACAACATTATAAAAAAGGATGGTATATTCTCACTGGACCGAAAGGTGAACAATATAGTATGCCTCCTGAAAAATTCAATGAATTGAAAGATGATAATGGTGATGGCACATGTGTTCCAAAGAAAATCATTAAAATTGCAAAGTTAGCCGATCATGATGGAGTTGTAGACACATCATGGGGTGAACCGTTGCATTATAAAGCAAAAGAAGATGTAATCGTTAGACATGGTGAGAATGATTACGGAGTTGTCAAAAAAGACATATTCCAACAAACATATAGTATAGGAAAATAAAATGGCACAAATTCAAGAAGAAGTAGTAGTAATTAAATTAAGCAAATTAATCAAAGGTGATGCAGTTGCACCATTAGTAGGCGACGAGTTCGAAGCAACAGTAGAATCAATTGTTCAAGAATTAGTTGGCAGTACTGTAATTGTAGAAGTCGAGAAAGCATAATATGACAGGGAAAGTTCCAGAAGATTATATTGTAAATGCAGAAGGATTTCTCACCAAACCATCAACTACCAATGTAGCTATTGTATGGTCCAAGGATCTGTGTACTTTCTGTGATCAAGCCAAAGCTTTGTTACGAATGAAAGGATATGAATACGAAGAAAGAAATATTTCAGGCGACAAGTGGTCTCGTGAAGATTTATTAGAAGCAGTTCCAACTGCAAGAGCAGTTCCACAAATTTTTGTTGATGGTAATTACATTGGCGGATTTACAGAATTAAGACAATACTTACAAGAGGCAGTATGATTATCGATAAAGGATTATCAATTGGTGAAGTAATCACCATTAAATTAACATCAGGTGAAGAAATCTTAGGAACATTGGTAGAAGAAAGATCTGATTATTTAAAAGTTTCAAAACCAAGAGCATTAACAAGTGCAGATGGTGGGATCGGAATGGTTCCATTTGTATTCACAGTTGATCCTAGTAGGGATTTGAAAATCTTTCGGTCCACTGTTGTTGTAGCAGAACCAACTGAAAAAGAATTTGCAAGTTCTTATACTAAAGCTACTACTAGTATTATTGTATGAGTTGTTGACAAACATCAACCATTATTTTATAATAAAGTCTCTTTCAATTTTTAGGAACCAATATGTCCAAGCAATTAGCATCATTACCAGTTGTATTCGTAACACCACTAAACCTTAATAAAGGCAAAAGTTCAGGTATTCAATATTCAGATAACGAATTCATTTTAGAAGCTGATAAGCGTTCTGAAAAAATCAATGAATTGTTTGCACAACTTGAAAACCATATAAATGACAACTCGTCTGTTCTTTTGTATAAAGAAGATGTAAAACGATTAGCTGATCAATTATCAGGTAAATCAAAAACATCTAAAGAAATCTTCGATACAATTAAACAGCGATTAAGAGCAAATTATCATGTTCTCAAATTGGCATTTGATCCAAGAACGTTGCAGTTCAACGGTATTAAGACTGCATTCATTGTACATAAAATGTAGTAGTTTTTACATTTCTATAGGTAAGGTAAATACTTTACATAGATTTGGAAAAATATGAAACTTCTAATAAAAACACCGTTTGAAATAGATGTAGAACTTGTTGATCAGATGCCTGATTATTTGAAAATAGCAAATAATTGGGTAACTGATCAATCAATAGAAGTAGATGAACAAGAGATGACTAAATTATTATCATATCTGAACTTTAGTTCATTCGACTTTAATCGTTCCAATATTACTAAAATTGATGAAATAACCCTATCGTGGGGTTGACAATTTAATTATATAGTAGTATAATTGTTGTACATTAAGTAGTAAATACTTAGTGATATATCATTTTTATACCGAAGCATTAGGGAAAATGATATATACAATACGTTTCGTAAAGAAACTGAGATAGTTGGATCATGAGTTATTTAATGATCCCGCGAGTCTTGGCCAATGAAGAAACCCGAAGGTCGGGAAGCCATACTCGCCTAAGCTATTACAAGTGACAGTTGAATAGCGGATGGAGAAAACGCCAGTGACATAAGGGTTAACAATCCTTGGCAGTTATCTCCCTTAATGTAATGTATCGCTATTAAAGGATACACCAAGTGAAAGGAGAAAAAATGAAAAATTCACTTATAATTCTAACTTTATTAGTTAGTCTAATGCCTTCACTTACTTCAGCAAAAGAGCATAAACATGTTCATCATGCAGTAGTAAAAAAGGCTGTTCAAAAACATGAAACACATTCTAACAAGAATGATAAAAAAGTAATATATAAAAAAACCAAACCAGTAAAAAGAAATAATATGGTAGGAATCGCATCATTTTATGGTTCTCAATTCCATGGTCGTAAAACTGCATCTGGTGAAGTATTCAACAAGAACGCAATGACAGCAGCACATAGAACTATCCCACTTCATAGTAAAGTGAAAGTTACTAATTTGAAGAACAACAAATCTGTGATTGTTAAAATCAATGACAGAGGCCCGTGGGTTAAAAATAGGATTATGGATTTGTCAAAAGGTGCAGCAAAAGCAATTGGAATCGATGGTATACAAAGAGTATCATTAGATGTCGTTGGGTAATAAATACATATACAACTAAATCACCTAATAAACGTTTATTAGGTGATAACTTATATAAGAAGGATATATGCAACTAGGTCGTATTACTGTAATAACCCCACCTGATAAAATTTTTAATCTAAGTGTAAGCTACCTTTTGGTAAGTCCATCGTTACACGTTAAACAACAATTCCAATCAATTTTAAGTAAAAGCATTGATGATCTTAATGTTTTCATTTATGAAAACGATGAGACCGATATTGATTGGTTGTTGAGTGTATCACATATGGTAGATGTTGTAATTATTGATATTGATAATTGTAATACTATTACACGAGAATTCGTTACTTTTTTATTAGCACAACCAAATGTTCACTACATTACTAATAATGAAATAACACCATACAATCTAATTTCTAAAAATAGGATTTTTAATTTAGATTGGATAGCAGATCAACTGCAAAATGAAATCGATGAGGATGAAGATGATAATCAACCAGAAGACTAGAACTGGCATTACAGTAAAAGAAAGCGATAATATTAATCAAGCGTTAAGAAAATTTAAAAAGAAAGTAGAAGAAAGTGGTAAGTTAGATGATTTACGTGCTAAAGAATCTTATGAAAAACCAACTACTACAAGAAAGAAAGCAAAAGGTGCAGCAAAATCTCGTCTAAAGAAAAAATTACAAAAAGAAGCACTACCAAAAAAACGTTGACATTCACAATCAACGATGCTATAATTAATTTACACAAGGAAGTAAATGAACATGATGTTCATTGATAGTTTACTATAATTTCATGCTTCCTTGATTTTATCATGGAAGATATATGTCAGTCGTAATTAAAACAGAATATAAAAATGGTGCTAAAAATATTAAGGAAAGCAGATCTGAAACCAATCAATCTAATTACATAGAAGATAGGCTAGTATGGGAATATATTGCCGCAAATCCGTGTAGTTCAATTTTTCCCAAGTTTAAAAAAACTAAAACTGGCAGAAATAGTAAAGATACTGATTATAACGAAATTGGTGATAAAATATCTAATTATATTGTTAGGGATTTGAGTCATATATACAATGTTGATGACATCACTAATGTTTCAAAAGAAATGATTTCTGAGATTGCACAATTGTTATTAATATCTGATCCAAGAATAACCATTCCATTTAGCAGAAATGCATGTAGACAAACAGTTGATGAGTTAACACAGTTTGCAACTTTACAAAAATATGTTAATAATACCTTTACATGGAATAAACCTGTAAATGGGTTATATACTCTATGCAACGGCGATATTATCATAGCCAATACAATAAAGAAAAAGAAAGATGTAAAAGAAGCAAATGCTCGCAGTATAGATTTTATTTGTAATGGAGGTGATATCACTATTCACGTTTTTGCGAAATATACAGAAGCAGCTGGGTCTTCTCAATCGCATCAAGTAAAAGAATCTAAAAATTTTATCAATGAAGCAATTGCGTATGTTAATAAACATAACACCGATAACATGCATTTTTATGTATTAATAGATGGTAAATGGGGTGAAAGCCATATCCCAGAGCTTAATACATTATGCCAACAATATGTAAATATAAATTGTGGAAATTGTGAATCACTGATTGATTTTGTTAACTCATTATAAGGACATATATGACAAAAAAGGTTGAACTAGGACAGTTTTTTACAAAAAAGGATTTATGGATTAAGTCAAATATTCAATTATTTATTGATTCTTTAAATTTTGTACAGATAGTTGACCCATTTGCCGGTGGCGGAGATTTACTTTCCCCATTTGCTGATAACTATGCAGTAAAAGGCTACGACATAGATCATTCATTTAACTGGCCTATTAACGATAGTTTAAAGAGTATCCCGCCACACCATACTGATTTATGCATTACTAATCCACCATATTTGGCCAAAGTGTCAGCAGCTAGAAACAAGTTAAATAATGTCAAGGAATACTTTGAACTATTTCCATCATGCGAAGATTTATATGTTATAGGGTTAAATCAATGTTTGAATAGTTTTGATTATGGGGTTGCTATAATCCCAGAAACATATCAGATAAGTTCAAATAAATCTAAGAGAATCCGTAGTATCAACATACTAGAAGAAAATCCATTTGAAGACACTGAACACCCAGTTATAGTTATTACATGGGGTCCTGAATTATCTGATGATTATGATATCTACAAAAATGATCAGTTGATCGGCTCATTTAAATCATTAAATAAATTTGCTTTGACTTCTTTAAACCTAGGTAAAAATTTAATCAAGTTTAATAATCATGATGGGAATTTCGGTGTTATCTGTTTTGATAGTACCAACGCTGATAGAATATGTTTCACTACACCGGACAAAATTACCAGTCCAGTTAAAGTTAGTAGTAGATCATCATCGAAAATATTAATTAATACACCAGTAGATATAAACATGTTAATCGATGATTGTAATATCTTATTAGAATATTATAGAACCAATACACATGATGTTTTTTTAGCACCATTTAAAGGAAATACAAAATCCGGGGTTAGGAGACGGCGATTAGATTTTGAAACTGCTAGATATATAATTGAACATGCACTGTGTAAGCAAAATCCAGGATTATTAGAAGAAGTCTTGAAAGCAGAGCAAGATAAAAAAGATAAAGCTTTAAAGAAAGAGCAAGATAAAAAAGATAAAGCTTTAAAGAAAACTAGACATTCTAGTTGACATTATAGAATCCCCATGGTATAATTCAATCTTTAAATCATGGGATTTTTTATGGAAGAACAACATAGAGAAATACTTAGTATTACTCAAGAAGAATGTGCCGAAGTTATTCAGGCAATATCCAAAATTTTCAGGTTTGGGTTAGATACCGAATGGAAAGGTGAAACAAATCGTCAACATCTTGAAGAAGAAATTGGAGATTTACAAGCAATGATTTATCTTCTAGCTTGTAATAATATCATAAGTAAAGAAGGTATTGAAATATCTGCTGAAAATAAATTAAAAAAATTAAAGGAATGGTCTCACATTTCTTTAGAAGATGATAAATAATTACGTTAAACGCCATATGGGTTTAACATAGGCATAGTGCCAAATTATAACTCGCTTAATAAAGGAGAACATTATGAGTAAAAATACAGTAATCGGTATCGATTTAGGTACCACAAATTCTTGCGTAGCTATTTTAGAGAATGGCTCAACAAAAGTAATCGAAAATTCAGAGGGTACACGCACTACCCCATCAATCATTGCATATACTGATGCAGAAGTATTAGTAGGTGCAGCCGCTAAACGGCAATCTGTTACAAATCCAAAAAATACAATCTACGCTGCGAAACGTCTTATCGGTCGTAAATTTGACGAAGATGCAGTTCAAAAAGATATCGACCTGATGCCATATTCAATTATTAAAGCTGAAAATGGTGATGCATGGGTTGAAGCAAATGGTGACAAATTAGCACCCCCACAAATTTCAGCAGAAGTTTTACGTAAAATGAAAAAAACTGCTGAAGACTACTTAGGATATGAAGTATCACAAGCTGTTATCACTGTTCCTGCTTATTTCAATGACTCACAACGTCAAGCAACTAAAGATGCTGGTCGTATCGCTGGACTTGAAGTTCTTCGTATTATCAATGAACCAACTGCTGCTGCACTTGCATACGGTGTTGATAAAGCTGACAGCAAGGATCGTAAAGTTGCTGTATATGATCTAGGTGGTGGTACATTTGATATTTCAATCATCGAAATCGCTAACATTGATGGCGAAAAACAAATCGAAGTATTATCAACAAATGGTGATACATTTTTAGGTGGTGAAGATTTCGACCAACGTTTAATGGATCACCTAGTAAGTGAATTCGAAAAAGACACCGGCGTGAATCTAAAAAATGATACCATGGCTTTACAACGCTTGAAAGAAGCAGCAGAAAAAGCTAAAATCGAGTTATCATCATCTGAACAAACAGATGTCAATTTACCATATATCACCGCTGATGCAACTGGTCCAAAACACCTAAACGTAAAATTAACTCGGGCTAAATTCGAAGCATTAGTAGATGACTTGATCGAACGTAGTATTGCACCATGTAAAGTTGCAATTAAAGATGCTAAAGTCGATTTATCTGAAATTGATGAAGTTATCTTAGTCGGTGGGCAAACCCGTATGCCAAAAGTCCAAGAAGCAGTTGAAAAATTGTTTGGCAAGGCACCACGTAAAGATGTTAATCCAGACGAAGCAGTGGCTGCTGGTGCAGCGGTTCAAGGTGCAGTTTTATCAGGCGACAAAACTGATATCTTGTTATTAGACGTAACACCATTGTCATTGGGTATCGAAACCATGGGTGGTGTGATGACTAAATTGATTCAGAAAAATACCACAATCCCTACGAAAGCGAGTCAAACATTCTCAACCGCTGAGGATAATCAACCCGCAGTAACAATCAAGGTGGGACAAGGTGAACGTGAACTGTATGCTTATAATAAACAATTGGGTGAATTCAACTTAGACGGTATTGAACCAGCTCGACGTGGTACTCCACAAATCGAAGTAACATTCGATATCGATGCCAATGGTATCATGCATATTTCAGCACAAGATAAATCAACAGGTAAGAAAAATAATATTACCATTAAATCTGATTCAGGTTTAACTGAAGAAGAAATTCAACGTATGGTAAAAGATGCTGAAGAAAATGCTGAAGCAGATAAAAAACAAAAAGAGTTGATCGAAGCTCGTAATCAAGCTGAATCACAACGTCATACCTTACAGAAAGACTTTGATGAAGTAAAAGATCAATTATCAGATGAAGAAAAATCTGCTTTTGAAACTGCAGTTCAATATATTGACGATGTTTCAAAGGGCGATGATATTGAAAAAATCAATGAATCAGTCCAGAAATTATTTGAAGCAGCAAGTCCAGTTTTCATGAAAAAACAGGCAGCCGATCAACCATCTGAATCATCACCATCTAATGATGAAGACGTTGTACAAGCTGAGTTTAAAGAAGTTTGATTTATTTAAAGTAGTATGTTATAATAACAATCGTGAAATGCCTACAATGGGTTCACGATTGTTCTTGCTTATATAAGGAGATATAAAATGGCAACAATTAGAACAATTGATACAGCAACATTAGCAAATTTAAATAGAGCATTGGTGGGATTTGATCGGATGCTTAACAACAAAGTTAGTACAACACAATCCAATTATCCACCACATAATATTTTAAAATACAATGAAACTAATTACAGTATCGAATTAGCCGTAGCAGGATTTAGTAAAGAAGAAATTCATGTCGAAGTTGACCAAAATATTCTTACTATCACAGGTGAACATATCGATACCAATGATTCATCAGACTGGGAATATTTACATCGTGGATTGGCTTCACGAAACTTTTTAGTGCAATTTCCATTAGCTGAATATATCGAGGTTATTGGTGCAGAGGTTAAAGATGGGTTGTTACGAATCGAATTAGAATATGTTGTACCAGAGGCATTAAAACCTCGCCAAATTGAAATTAAATAATCACTTACACAGGAAATCCATTATGTCAACAGACGTTAAAATTGAAGAAAAAGTAAAAATCCGCGTAGAAGAACCAAAACGTTGGAAAGTCATCGTGCTAAATGATGACCATACACCAATTGATTTCGTAATCATGATGCTCGTAGATGTATTCAGACATTCAGAATCAACTGCTTATGATGTTACTATGCAAGTGCATGAAACTGGTTCAGGTATCGCAGGTGTATATGATTTTGAAATCGCTGAAATTAAAGCCGTTGATGCTACTAAACTAGCCAGAGAAAATGGGTTTCCACTCCAGATAAAAATTGAATGTGAAGATTAATGTTTTAATTTACACTTATCACCATGATATCTTGCATAATTTGCTGGGTCCATAGTTTTATCACAATATACACAAGTTTTCATTAATCTAATATCAGTATTCCCAGATAATTTACAATTTTTACCATGATAACGATTGTAAGTTAAAAGAGAATACTGATTTTTACAATATTCGCATTCTTTTTTACGGAGTTTTGCTTTATCGGATATTTTCTGCTTGGATTCTTCTGTTAATTTTGCACCTAATCTAGGAGTTTTTCCAGCATTTTTACCTTTTAATGAAGCAGAACGTTTTTCCCTAATCTTATTTGCTTTTTCTATCCCGTGTATTTCATTTAATAGTATACCAGCTCTAGATTTGGACATTTTTGCTTTACTTTCATCACTATGCTTTTTACCTAGGTTAGCTTCTCTTAATTTTTGTTTTGTTTCATCAGTCATTTTTCTATTTTTAACAACATTGATATAATCTTCTCTAATTTTTTGATAAATCCGTGATGTTGTTTTATGTCTTACTTGATATCTGTTAGATGTGCAAACCATTCTCCAAGAAGCATATATCATCTTAACCCGTTCTTTATTAGAAGTCATTTTAACTAATAATAAATGGCATAAAAAATGCTCACGGGCAGTAAGAATTGCTATATTACTGTCATCATTAGACCCTCCAACACTTCTTGGTATAATGTGATGTCTTTCTGTATATACATTATTTGATAATTTACGAGTTTTTGAGGATTTTCTATAAATATCATTGTTGATACTCCTTTACAGTATTAAAGTAGTTAGGAACGCCAATTCCGTGAACTACATCTTTATTTATATTTTTTCTTGACACTATTCCAGCACAGTGATATAATATATGATTATTATAAGGAAAAATATGTCATTACGTGAAATTACAAAAGATTTACATACGGAAGCAGAGAAAACTAACTTTGCAAAATTATTATTAACTGGTAAGATTTCAACTGAACTATATACTAATTACCTGTATCAGATGATTGCAGCATATGGACCAGTTGAATTTGGTTGCAAAGTGTTAGGATATTTTGATAACTTACCAGGCGTTGAAAGACTACCTGGAATTTATCAAGATTTTATCGAATTAAGAGATCCTAACACACATTATACATTTTTACCAGCAACACTGGCATATAACAATTATGTGTTAGGATTATTAAATGAACCATCAACTAAACATTTAATTAAAGCTCATCTTTATGTTCGTCATATGGGCGATTTATATGGTGGACAATATATCGCTAAAACAGTACCAGGTTCTGGTAAGTTTTACCAATTCGATGATGTTGAAGGGCTTAGAAATGCAATTCGTGAAGAACTTACTGATGATTTAGGTGATGAAGCAAGAGTTGCATTTAAATGGGCTATTAAAATTATGAAGGAATTACATGAATAAATTGTTGTGTACTCTTACAGATATACAACAGTTATTTTTAAATACTTTCCAGCAATCAGGTGAAGAAGTTTCTGATCCGATTGCTGGACAGTTTAACAACCCAGGTTGGTCTAATCAAACCTGGAGTTCTTCATTATATCGAAAAGCACATGTCAATATCATTGATGTGCTAGATGCCCGTGGATTGTGGATGATGCATTGTTGTATTTACCCGCATTATCACAATCCTGCTCCTATATTTGGGTTTGATGTATTTGCAGGTAAAAATAAAATAACTGGATGTTTTCATGATTTTAGTCCAGTAATAGCTAACCATTCATTGTCCGATTGGTTTAAAGAAGAATCAGAAAAACTAGAATGGAATAAGAAACGTGAACTACCAGATTGGGGTAAACGAATATTTTCAGATTCCATCATTGCAGCAGGCAATGTTCAATCAGATGAAGAATTAGATCAGATTTTAAATACGGTTTCATCAACGTTAACTGCATATATGGTATCCTTAATAGATACAAACCATACCATAGACGATATTTCAAGTAAACATCAATATTACATTGAAAATCAACGTCTTAACCCCCATAACCCACGAGTCCTAATGTCATTAGGCTTATCAGAAGAGCAATCTCATTTATACGTTAACCATTGCTTATTCCCAGTCAATTAACTACTAGTATTATAATAATACCCCTCTTTTTAAATAACTTAAGGGGGGGGATATTCATGAGAAAAATACTAGGTTTTTTATTTTTAATCGGGCCATATGTTGTACAATCTGCCGAGTTGCAGCATACATTCAATAGTCCAGCATTTAGTGGTGTTGGATATAGTTCACATGTATTAACGATTAATCAGCTAGAAACACAAGCAGCAGATAAAAATAAAGCAGCTGCTGATGCATTACAAGCAAAAGCGTTATCTGATGCACAAAATACCCCGCAAGCTAAATTCTTAGCTAATTTAGAATCTAGAATATACTCACAGTTGGCTAAACAATTAACTGACTCAATGTTTAGCGAAGGGACAACATGTACATCACCAGGTACGGTATGTGGAAATATGCCAGATCTTGGTGGGAATAATGTCACTTGGAGTTTAGGAGCAGGTTCTGATCAAGGATTGATAATTATCAATATTACTAATAATTCAAATCCTTTACAGACCACAACAATGAAAGTACCAGCTGGGACATTTTATTTCTAATTATGAAAAAAATTATTATACTGTCAATGATATTGTTGCAAGGGTGTGCTACAAGTAGTGCTATCAATAAATTAATTACTGGTGAACAATTTGATGATCCAGTTATTGAAAAAAGTTTATTTTTATATAAAGATGAAAATAAATTGGATCCGCCATCATCAGGACCTATTCCAATTGCAGTATATGGATTTACTGATAAAACTGGGCAACGTAAATCTATGCCAAATATAGCTAGTTTAAGTTCTGCAGTTACACAAGGGGCTGAAAATTACTTAATTAAAGCATTACAAGATGTAGGTGATGCGAGATGGTTTACTGTTGTTGAACGTGTCGGCCTAGAAAACTTGATTAAAGAACGGCAGATGATTCGACAAGCTCGTGAGCAATTTCAGGGCAAAGATGCACAACCATTACCAGCGATGTTATTTGCTGGAATATTGGCAGAAGGAGCGATTGTCGGGTATGATTCAAATACATTGACTGGTGGTGCAGGTGTAAGAATTTTTGGAATTGGTGGTGAAACACAATACCAAAGTGATACCGTAACTGTCAGTCTACGAACAGTTTCAGTAACATCCGGTGAGATTTTAACTTCGGTAACAGTGACCAAGACTGTCCTAAGTTATATGGATAAATTCGGTGTTTTAAGATTTATAGCTGCTGATACTAAAGCATTAGAGGCTGAAATAGGCGGTAGTATAAACGAGAGTATCAATAGAGCAACTAATAAAGCAGTCCAAGCAGCAGTTGTCGATACAATTCGTGAAGGGGCTCGTAAAGGGCATTGGGCGTTTAAACAATAAAGGAGCATATTGAAATGAAACAATTATTGAATTATTTATTAATATCATCAGTGATATTGTTTTCTAATTTAACCATGGCTGTTGGAACTGCTACCGGTCCTAACAGTGTCTTCATAGAACAAATAGGAAATTCAAATACTATTACAATAGAACAAGTAGGTGGAACCAATACAGTCGGTGGTATTTCTGGTACTATCACAACGGATCAAACCACTAACATAACTACTAATACACCAGATCCAGCCAGTGCATCAAATTATGCAACTATTAATGGTAGTAATAATATTTTATCAATGACACATCATGGTAATAATAACTGGGCGCAATATAGTATTAAAGGTGGGAACAATAAATATACTAACACCATATCTGGTAATGATAATAAAAATAGATTAGTTATTGGTGATACAAATTCCACAGATAATCAACATGTTGAAGTAACTGAAACTATCACCGGCAATACTAACATCGTGATGCAAAATATAATTGGAAACTATATTACTAGTACACTCACCATTACCGGAGGAACCAACCAAGTTACTGAAAATTTATCTAGTACAAATGGTACTTCTCTCTTAAGCATTACAGGTAATAATAACTTATTAAATGTTGAACAAAGTGATGTAGCCGGTGCAACTGGACATTATTTAAAAGAAGTCATCGCTGGTAATTATAATGCGATTACTACCCAACAACAAGGGTCAAATGATACTACAATTGATTTGAAAACAACTGGTGATAACAATACCATTACAGTTAGATCAAGTTCAAGCACAATAGTGAATGCACAATCCGCAATTGCAAGATAATTATGCCAATTATTGCAGTAATACTTTGTTTATTATCTGTTAATGTTTCAGCCGGAATAGGTACAGTTGCCGATGTATCTAGTACCAATTGTAAAATAGAACGAAATAAACAAAATTTACCAGGTGATAAAGGTGCTGCAATTGAAAGTATGGATATTTATATAACTGGTGGTTGTATTAGCAACATAATTTTTAAAGATGATACAAAAGTAAAGATAACAGAAAATAGTCGTCTATTAATAGACGACTTTGTATTCGACCCAAAATCAAGTGATGCAGGTAAATTAGCACTCAAGGTAGGTATGGGTACTGTTAGGTATGCATCTGGTCAAATAGCTAAAAATAATCCACAACAAGTGAATATAAAAACACCAACTGCTGCTATTGCAGTTAGAGGCACTGATTTTACAATGACGGTTGATGAATCTGGACAGAGTTTAATTGTTCTAGTACCAAGTTGTAAAGATGAAAAAGACATTAAAAAGTATGAATTAGAAGAAAACAAATGCAAAGTTGGTAAAATTGATGTAGAAACCCTAGCAGGTAAAGTTTCATTAGAAGAAGCATTCCAAGCAACTTATGTTCAAAGTGCAACAATGAGTCCAACGCCACCTACATCAATTAATATTATTGAATCAAAAATATCCAACAACCTTATAATAGTGAAACCAGTAGAAGTACAACGAGTCATGAAAGAAGCTATGAAATCACCACGAGATAAAGAATTAGAAGAAATAGAAGCAGAGGCTACTAGAAGATTGGCCAGTCAAGTGGCAAAAAGTGGTGAAGAAATAGAACAAGCACGTATGTTAGCGATGTTATCAGCTGCAGGAAAATTGGGGTGTAATGCAGTTAATAACGTTTGTGTATTATGGGATAAAAACGGCAATGATGACCGAGATAAAGGAAAAGGTGTTGCATTTCGAGTAGCACCATTTGAGCATTATTCAGAAATAAAAACACAAGGATACAGCTCAAATACATCAATTAATATTACACAAAATAGCGTTGCCGCATCTACACTCATCGGCGATGGTAGCCCTGGTGGTAATATTGTGAATATAATTCAATCATCAGGAGTATTACAATTAAAATGAAATTTATTCTGTTGTTATTATTTTGTATAAACGTATATGCCGATGGAGTGGCTGGTTTAGATTATATTGTATATGCTGCCGGTGGCGCAACTCCATCCAGGAATACAAATGGCGCAATTTTATCGTCTGGTGTATCTACCTCATTAAATTATGACTGGGGAGGAGGAGTTGTTATGGGTTCGGGAAGAGCTGATGGTGTAATAATTCATTTCACTGGAAGTATTTTGTGGCCTGGTTCATCTGGTAGTAAAACCATAACTTTTTATGATCGAAGTGACGATGGATTTTATATGTCCATTGATAACACAGTTGTAATTAATAACTGGGTAGAACAGGGACCTAATAACTTTAATGGTTCTGGTACCATTACATTGACTGCTGGACAAGTTTATGCCATAGATGTATGGTGGTATGAAAACGGTGGTGGTGCGGTACTACAGTTAGATTGGAATATTGGTAATGGAATAGTCGTAGTACCATCTAACAACCTAGCTACTTCTTCAAGTTTTTTTGTACCAACATTGTGCTGTGGCGGTTCATCTGCTAATTTTAATGCAAATTCATTTAATGTTGCGAATGTTCAATCATTTATCAATAGAGCAACGTCCGATAGTCAAGTTTATATAGAACAACTTGGTAATTCTAATACTATAACAATAACTCAATCAGGGTCTAAAAACAATTATATAGAATATTATGGCAACGGTTCTAATAATACAATTTCAATAAGTGAAACATCAACGTCGAATGCTTCAGTAAATTATACGGAATTAAGTATTTTAGGAAATAATAATACTGCTTCACTATTACAACAGAATACCGGTGGTTCTAAAGGTATTTTCACACATGTAAACGGAAACAACAATACATTATCACTACAACAAAAAGATTCCGGCAATCAATATTTAGAACTCGATATAAGTGGTGATAATAAGCACATTGACACTTTACAACAAGGATCTGGTAATCATATGGGCAAGATTTCATTATCTGGTCAACCAACTGATTTAAGCTTATCTCAAAGTGGTAGTTCTCAACAATCATATTCAATTAATTTTAATTGTGCTACTACGGGTGGATGTCCCAAGATTACTATACAGCAAGGTCAATAACCGATAAATAATTGAAACATATTTAAGGTATTATGACCGTTTTAATTTTAACCAAACAAAGAAAAGAATTTGACTATGAAACCTCAAAACTTATACAAAGTTTTGCAGATAAGGATGTTCATATCAGAGTGTGCTACTTCAATAAATTCGATGTTATTCTAAATCATGGAATATTTTATGATGGGGAACGATTAGCTAGACCAAGAGCAGTATTAGTACGACTTGGTGCAGGAATATCACGTGCTGAATTATCTGTAATTAGATACTTTGAATTAGAAGGAATTCCGTGTTATAATGGTAGTGAAAGTATTAACTTAGTACAAGATAAATTCCAATCAAGTGAAATATTAGCGAATGCTGGCATCGCAGTTCCACATACCATGATAGTTAAATCTACCTCAAGATCAGATTTAGTTGAAAAAACTATCGGATTTCCATGTGTAGTAAAGGTAGTAGTTGGTAGCTTCGGCGAAGGTGTTTATCTTTGTAAAACTAAACAAGAATATATAAAATTTATTGAATTTGTAGATGCTGTACATAATGAAAAAACTCTTATTGCCCAAGAATATCTAGCACATAGACCCGGTGAAGATTTAAGAGTATTTGTAGTAGGTGGTAAAGTATTAGGTGCAATGAAACGAACTGCACCGGAAGATGACTTCAGAGCTAATATAACCAATGGTGGTACTGGTGAATCATTTCCCGTATCATCTGAAATTGAAGAAATAGCACTTAAAACGGCTGAAGTATTAAATCTTACGATTGCAGGGATTGATCTGCTTTTTGATGATCGAGGGTTTAGAGTATGTGAAGCTAATTCAAATCCAGGATTTAGTGGGTTTGACAAGTATTGCAATACCAATGTTGCTGATGCAATATCATCATTTATTATAGATAAAATATCATGATTAAAAAAATTCTTTTAAGTCCATGGACTGCATTATTAACGTTATTTTTAATTGTTGGTGTACGGGTATCCGATCCATCATTTATAGAAAGTATAAGATTACGATATTTTGATACGTTAATTACATCAAAGCCAACCACTGAAAATTCAATCTATACAATTAATATAGACGAGTCATCGTTAGACAAGTATGGTCAATGGCCATTCAAGAGAACCATCTATGCAGATATAATCCAAAACCTGTATGAGCATAATGCCGGATTAGTGGTATTCAATGTCCTAATGCCAGAAACTGATCGCCAAGGTGGTGATAAGGCATTCGCGAATGCCTTATCAAGTTATCCTGTTATTCTCCCTAATATCCCGGCTGATCTTTCTAAAAATACACCTAAAATCACAGGGTCAGTAGTATTAGGACCAGAATTTATTGATCGTGTCATTCAATATCCAGGTATTATTGCTAATATTCCAGTCATAGAAGAATCTGTAGCCGGGGTTGGTACAGTTAATACACTACCCGAAATTGATGGTGTTAATCGCAGGATGCCATTAGTAGTTTCAGTTGGTGATAAACTATATCCATCATTAAGTTTAGAAACAGTTGCGTTAGCATCGAGTGGTGATTCAACTTTTCAAGTAAAACTAAATGAATTTGGTGTTGAGAAAATGAGAATTCCAAAGTTCGGTCCAATTACGACTGATCCACTAGGTCGTGTTTGGATAGATTGGAGCCAATCGTCAACCAGTATAAGTTTATCTAATATACCTGATGATCTCAACGGTTCAATAGTTATCGTTGGCCCGACTGCTGCAGGTATCGGTAATCCTATTCCAACTGCAAAAGGTTCGGTATTCCCACATGAAGCACAAGCAGCAGTTATTGGTACTATAATGAATAACGTAGTAATACAACGTCCAGATTATGCAGATGGCGTTGAAATCTTATCTTTACTAGTCATCGGCATTCTGCTATTATTCTTAACTAGATGGATTTATGTTGGGTTAGGTGCCGTTGTTGTATTAACCGTTGGATCAGTGTTTGGTAGCCAATATGTGTTTAGCGAATACTTGTACTTGTTTGATATTACTGCATTTGTAAGTGGTATTATACTAGTTGCATTACATGCATATGGTGTGAAATTTGTAAGTGAGTTCTTACAAAAAATGCAGATTAAAAAACAATTTGGCTCATATGTTAACCCTACTATCGTAGAAAAATTACAAAAGAACCCAGAACTTATTAAACTAGGTGGAGAACGTAAAGAACTTTCAATTGTCATGACAGATTTACGTGGATTTACAACCCTAGGAGAATCGTTCGGTGATGATGTAGAAGGTCTTACACAAATCATGAATGATTATATGACTGCGTTGAGTGTACCAGTATTAAAGAATGACGGTACATTGATTAAATTCATCGGCGATGCAAGTTTACATGTTCACGGTGCGCCATTAGATGATCCTAATCATGCCGTAACTGCAGTTAAAACTGCTCAACAAATGATTAAAGCAATCGAAGATTTCAATATTGAACTTACTGCTAGTGGCCGTCCACCAGTTGGTATGGGGGCTGGGGTTAATACCGGTGAAACACTAATTGGTAATATTGGTTCTAAAGATAAATTTGGATACGATGTGTTAGGTGATTCAGTTAGCACTGCTGCTAGATTAGAAGGTCAAACTAAATCTTATGGTGTATTACTTATTATTGGACCTAATACAAATGCGTTAGTTAAAGATGAAATTTTTACATTAGAACTTGATAATATTGCAGTGAAAGGTAAAACAGTTGGATTACAAATTTATACACCACTGTTAACCGATAATGTAAATTTGGATTCATACGAAGAAGCAAGAACAAAACATAACTTCATGTTATTAGCATATCGTTCTCAACAGTTTGACCAAGCTATTAAAATGTCTAAAGAATTAATGAGTGAATTTGATGGCCAAATGGAACATAGCTACGAGTTATGGATTGAAAGATGTGAACAAATGAAAAAAACTAAATTACCACTTTCATGGGATGGAATTTACAGAGCTACAACCAAGTAGGATACATTATGAGAACCAGAAGAAGCTTTACCCCATTATCAATACTATGTTCAATATTCCTTTTATTAATAATTTTAGGTGTATCCATCATAAGCTTTGTAGAAATATGTATAATATACGTTTGGGATGCACTAGCAGCTAAATGTAAAACACATTTGAAAATATAACACTACACTTTATGGAACGCTGGTAGCGATTCAGCGTTCCAAAGGTAGTAGCTACCTATCGCCTTCGTAACAAAGTCACGGTCCTACGGCAATTCTTCTCTAAATACTTTTGTATCTGATCTAAATTTAGATTTTCTAATAATAGAAGTTAACATAACTACTTTATGTCCACCTGCTTCTACTATCTTAAACATAACATTGATATGTGTATCTGGGTCATTCATCACTGATTTAAATCCAATCGGCAATTTTGAAATTGCTTTACCCGCATTGACAAATAATTTGTCAAATAATTTAGCAACTTCATTAACGTCAATCGGTGGATTATTACGTTCGTCATTTATCCGTTGACCAAAATGTGTGCCAAAATCAACCTGTAAGCCAACTTTATTCCACTTTTCATTAACATATCTTACTAATTCATTTATAGCCATATCTGAGGTTTTATCAGAAATTACTTCACTCACTTTCATTATTCACAATTCCATCTACGCAATGCTTTATTGATTGGACTATCAGGGTCTCTCTTTGTTTCAGCACTGGCATTTGCTTTTTTCATTCCACCCATTCTTGCACAAAAACTTTTACGCCTGTTAGCATCTTTACTATCTTTCTTCAACTTACTAGGTTTTGTAGTAACCGCTGTTTGTAATTTTGAACCTGGATGTTCATTACGATATGTGCTAACTGCCTTTTTACTCATGCCGTCAGTTTTATCTTTTTTATTTACTTTTTGCCAATCTTCATTTATAAATTCACTTACTCTCATTACTGTCCCTATTAAGGTCTTCTACAATATTTATCCATTTTGTACGAAGATTAGTTGCTCTGTTTTTTGCTAATAATGATTTCATTTTAGAAATATAAGAATTAAATTCTTCATCATTCATTGAAGCATATTTTCTCCCCATTATTTCTTGTTGGTTTGTTTTCTTTCCTTTTTTGGCTATACTTATTTTAGCACCAAAATCATCAGCCTTTTTAATACCTTTACTTTTTTCACTCATCTTCTTTCTTGTTTCATCAGATATCACTCTACCTTTACCGGCTTCTCCAATTTTTCGTTTGGTGAGTTCAGAGTGCTTATACGTTTTTCCTATATGCCATCCTTCACCAGGGCAGTCGTTTGAAAATGTATCTTCTATACCGTTCGTCCAACATTTTCTTCCTTTTACATTAGTATTACCAAGTTGTGCCAATCTTGATTTCTCAACAGAAATCGGGCATCTCTTTCTTCCAGTATTATATTTTATTACTGCTTCTATTGCAGCTGCAGATGGTTTTCGACCTTTATTAGAAGCGGATATTTTATCTTTTGTTTCCTGAGAACATTTTTTACCTAATTTTAATTCTGACATATATTCAGACCAATTTATTTTTGCTTGTTCAAATTCTTCACCAGACTGTATTTTTCTATGCATGTCTAGTGTTCTTGCAGATGTCATATACCATAATGCACAAACCATTTTTGATCTATTTTTACCATCTGTCATTTCTAGTAATAATTTATGACAATTATAATGTTCTTCTGCTGTCAATAAAACTTTGTTCCATAATGATTTTTTATATTCTGGAAATATTGATTTTGGCAGTACGTGATGCTCTTCGTAATATTGATATAGAGGGTTTGTTTTTCTATATTTTTTACGAGGTTGTTGAATTGCATTTTCTATTATAGAATAATAGTGTTGTGTTGCTAAATTATCAGCAAACACACATTGATGTTGATAAATATTCATGTTGATACTCCTTGAAAGTATTAAAGTAGTTGGGAATCCCCATTCCGCGAACTACATTCTTATTTATCATTTTTTTGTTCACTTTCTCGCATTTGAAGAACTGTATTCAATTTTGCAGTAATTCGAAGGCAATCCGCATCAACTAGACGAATTTTATCAATTAGTGAAATTAATTCTTTATTTGCATCTACCAGTACCGGATTAATCTCATTTATTGTAAAATCCCAAACATATTTCACCATTTTCAACATATATCCTGCGGCAATTATTGGAAATCCATAACGATTTATAATATCTGCTATTTGTGTTATATCCATTTAATCTCTCCTACAATCATCTCTAACTGATCTCGCAATTCTGTCCAAATCAGGGCGTAATCCCAGTTTTGCAGAAACTGTAACATCAATTTTAATCAATTCATTAGATGTTATTCTTACTCTGTTCTCCAATGCAGTAACTATACTAGCAAATGTCCTAACAGATGTAATTACATCACCAAGTACAAATTTTAATGCAGTGAATATAAACGCACCTAACACACAACTACCAAGAATCGGGGTTATTGTATCAGAAAAAAATTTTATATATTCTGGGCTCATTTTGTAATTCCTTCTACTTTTTCTACGATTGAATCAACATTTTTATCAATCACATTATCAACCGCATTTTTAAATTTCTCACGGATTGATTTTTTAGGATTATCAGGCACTGGTTTAGTTGGTATCGGTTGTTTCACATCATGACTATTCATAACTGCAGCTACTTCATGATGTATTTTTTCTGGCAATGATTGAACATTCAATGCTTGTGAAATCAATTTATCAATCTCAATAATATCAACATTCATCTGTTTCACACGTCCATCCATTGATTTAATTAAAAATGTCATCTTCTTAATGGATTTTACAACAGACCCAAGTACTAACTGGATTGCTTGCATAACAAACCATCCACATACCACAGCTAATGCAATAGGAAACCCACATTGTTGCACAAGACTAAAAAAATCAAAATTTGGTATTCCTATATCCACAAACTTCTCCATTAATAGTAGTATTTATTCTTTTAGAAGTTCTTGACAACATCTGAAATTGAGGTATAATAGCCCCATCACTAACAAACGAGGTATTTACAATGGCTAGAAGCAGAAACAACTCATTAACCGGTAAACCAAGAATTAAACCACGTGTAAAAAGAAAATAGTTCTTGACATCTCATATAAATATGCTATAATAAGTAAATATTCTAACTTAAATCCGGTACATAGTACAAACGATTAGGAGTGGTACGCCATTATTGAACCATAGTTAGATATTTAATTTATCTATGTGAAAGTATAGAAGTCATAGAGTTCTATTTAGTAGCTCTACCTTAACAGGCTGAAGTCGCAAGGGTGTGCGGTATAGACAAAATTAAATACAGGTCACATATGATAACTATTTCAGTTTACACTTATCAAAGTGATATCGTTTCATGTTAGGACCTTTTCCAATTTTACCACAGTACGGGCAAGTATATTGAATTATAAAATTATGTGTTCCATCTTGTAATCTTTTTATAGATGATTTACGTTGTATTTCACCTCCTAATAAATTATGTGTTCCATCAATTAATCTCTGATGGGATGGATTACGGGCTCCTTGAAAATTATGTGTATTATTTTTAACTCTATTATTAGAAATATTCCGTTGAAAATTATTATTTAAAAAATTATGAGTTCCATTTAGTATTCTTGAGTACGTTGGGTTTTTGTCACCTTGAAAAATATGAGTGTTATTTTTAATCATATCTTGTTGAAATAACCGTGCAGATTCCGAGTCTATACCGTCACCGCCTTTAGTTGAGTTATACCCATTTACATATGAATCGTATTCATTAATAAAATATGTTTCCATTACATTTTTTGTGTATTCATACTCTGATGATTGATATATAATTTCCCATGCAAATGACTGCCAGCCGTACTTTTTTATGGCGTTATAAAATTTAGTAGAACCAGTTTTGAATCTATACCTATGTTCGGATTTACGTTTATTGAAATCCGTTGTGAATCCTATATATGTTTTATTATTAAATGTATTTGTAGATTTATAGATTGTATAAATATTCATGTTGATACTCCTTGAAAGTATTAAAGTAGTTGGGAATTCCCGTTCCGCGAACTACATCTTTATTTATCTTTTATTATTGACAAACAGTTTTTATGTGCTATAATACACATTAATTAAAGAATTCGTTGAAGATGTTGTAATAGTTTGGTAAGACGCGATGGGCAGAACATCGCCAGGTCCACCATAAAACATATTAGAGGTATCAGAGTGGGGCCATAGCCATAAACTTCCTGCCCCTTAAAAGGGAAGTGCTAATATGTTTTATAATGGGCCTGACTTAGATTCGATTGCTGGATAAAAGAACATTGGAGAATCGGTAGGCGATGACCGTAAATCAAGCATTTAAAGTAAATGCAAAAGCAAATACAAAATTTGAATTCTACACTGTAGATGGCATCTTTGATGCTATCGCTGCTTAATATCCAGCGAGTTCCGGGGGTGGCTCCTTGTTACAAAATCGCCTACCAAGGGGGTCACCCCTTGGTATCTCTTACTTCAATAACACACCATCCTTTACTTTTTCCTTTCTTAATTGGTTTTCCAATATGATTAACAAGTCGAAGTCTTGATGATACATTATTTTCTTCACAAAATTTATGCAATTTATCAACAATGTGTATATTCCCATCAGGATCTTTTAATATCCATTCTAATCTCGTCACTGCATTTGAAAGGTGTGTTTTTAATTGTGCATCACCACGTTTATACCCTGTGCGTGATTCAGCTTTTATTTTTGCTTGTGGTGTTTTACCTATTTCCCATCCATTTGGGATTTTATGTTTTGGCATATATGCTTTAACCAATGATATTGGGTCATGACACCATACAAACCCAACACTTGAAAATTTTATACCAGCTAATTGTAAATTATAATATGCATCATCATATACCACATTATATGTTTGATGATAATGTAATTCTCTTGTAGTTAACTTTTGGGGGTCGTCAACATATTCTAATATTTCTATTTCAAAATCAGAAATGTTGTCTTTTAACTCTTGCAATAATATTGGGTTCCTTGATGAACCCCAATATTTACCAGGAATATACCCCATTTTACTTCCTATATAATAACATGGGTATTCATTGTTGTTCGCTTTACGTCTATTTACAAGTTTATAAATTATGTTTATCATACTTTTATTTATTAGTTTTTATATACTTTGTAACCTTTAGAATGTTTTCAAGTATTAATTTATCCGATTGAACCGCAAAATCTCGCACTGGATGGCGTGATGTAAGGTGAATAATAAAGTAATACTTGACAGACAACGATCTGAATGATATACTATACCTAGTAGGGAGAAATCCCTACTATCTTTATAATTACGCGCTTGAAGCTGCTCGGTATAGCAAAAGCCTCTAAAACTTACGATAATGGGTTCGAATCCCATCAAGCGCACCAATAATACAGTTTATTATGAGAAACATCGAAAATAACGTTATGAAAACAGTAAAAATCAAAAGAGAAGAATTACTAGCAGTAGTTCGTGAAAACAAAGAAAAACACATTGCTGAATATATCGAATCTGTCGAAGATTTTAAAAAAGCAGTGGTAGTTATCACTAAAAATAACTTGAAACTGGTTAATACCGGTGAATTAGATAGCATTGCAAAAGTTAAAAACTTGCCAGCAGTTCCCAATTCGTATGAACAAAGCTATACCCGTGCTATCAGAATGCTCGAATTGAGTATCGAAGATGTTATCGAGTTAGATGACACTACTTTTAATCAATTAGTGTTGGATGAATGGAATTGGAAATCAAACTTCCAATTGTCTGGTTCATTATATAAATCTTTGATCTAATACCATGTTGTAGATTACAAGATTTTTTAAAAATTTAAAAAACTCCTTTTTTTACCCAAGTACTGTCTTGAGAAATCAAGATAGCTTGGGTTTTTTTATGCCAAAAATTAATCAAGGAAAAATTATGATAGAATTAGCGTGTGATGATTTATTATTTCATTTTAATAAAAAACATTTAGAAGATAGTAGTATACCGATGTGGATAATAACAACAAAGGGTACTTCTTATTACGTAGATCACGTAGAGTGTAATGTAAAATGGTCAACTCGTGAAAGACCCGATTCTAGTCATACAAAAGGATCTATAAAGATCAAAGATTGTTTGCTACTGATCGATGATAGCAATACTGCTATTATTACACAACTTACAGAACACGATAAAATTAGATTGAAAAATCGTGAAAAAGGTATTACTAGAATCATAACCGAATATGGTTCATTGCTTAGAGAAAGTTTACAGCAAACCAGTATTAAGCACGGTCCAATCAAGACTTATGGTGGTGGGTGTGGTACGTTATGGTTCATCACTGATATTTTAAAAGAATCACATTTAACTATGTTGCAGGTTCAAATGGGGGATAAAATCAGAGTATTAAAAGAAAATGAAGGATATTATAAGTACTATGATAATCCATCTGCATATGACGACAATGAAGAATTTGAGGATGACTACTAAATTAATAAATACATTAAATTTAAGGATTTACAATGCGTTTTAATGAATTTAAAGTAGAATTATCAGAAGAAAAATTAATCGAAGTGTCGATGTCTCCAACTAATTTAAAAAAATTAAGTAAACAAATCAATGCATATTGTGGTATTGAATTTGAACTATATGTACCCGATGTTGAGAATAGCGATGATTATGATTCCGATACTGAACCAGATTATGATTATGATGAAAGTTGTGATTCAATTGATCAAATTAGACGTTTTTTCTCATATGATGGCCATAACGATTATGAGATTGATAATGTAATCGATAGTCTAAATGACAAATTCCAAGAGTTTTATGATGGAAAATTATTTAAAAACTGGAAAGAAGTAGCAGATGAACAAGTCCGAGAATATATTATTGATTATGATTGGGACGAAGATGATGAATATGAAAAAGCATATGATGAATTAGAACTTGATAATGAACAACGTGCCGAAGTTGAAGCATATAGAAAAAGTTCAGCTCTTCGTTCTGTAGAAAAACCAAATCCTGATCAATCAGATTTATTTAGAGATACAGAACATCCACATTTACTACTTGATCAAGCAACCGAAATCGTTAACGACGCACTTGAAGATAAGATATCTTATAGTATTAGAAAAGAAGATAAAAATTATGACAGTGCTAGAGCTGAATGGTATGAATCTGCAGATTCATCAGAATTTGAATCGGATTTCTTACAATATATGGGCTTGCATGATATGACTGATGTAGAAAATGAATATGATCTTTATTGGCCGCATCGCATAGAACCAGATCTTAGTGGCAGAAATATGGAAGCATTAGCTTCTAGTTTTGAAAATGAAACTGGCCTCCGTGCAGTTGGCTGTAGCAGTTATCATGGGTGTCAACAGCACAAAGGTAATCTTTACGTAATTGAAAAGGACTCAAGCTTAACAGGTGCTGAACCAGGTGATTCAGGTGTAGAAATTGTTAGTAAAAAATTAACATTATCAGAAATGATTGATGATCTTCACACCGTCGTTGATTGGGCAAGGTCTAATGGTTGTTATACCGATCATAATTGTGGATTACATATGAATGTTAGTATTGAAGATTTTTCATTAGAAAACTTAGATTATGTAAAACTTGCATTATTTGTAGGTGATGAATATATACTAAACCAATTCCAACGTTCTTCTAATACATTTTGTAAAAGTGCTATTTCACAAATTGGTCTTAATATTAAAAATAATCCAGCTAATGCATATGGTGTTTTAATCGAATTACAAAAAAACCTTGCAAGTTTAGCAGGGAAAATCATTCATGGGTCGTACACAGACAAATTTGTAAGCTTGAACTTGCATTCAAACCGAGTTGAGTTTAGAGGCCCAGGTGATGATTGGTTGAATGATGATTTATCTAAACTAGAAAATACACTTTATCGGTTTGTGGTAGCATTGGATATCGCGTGTGATAGAAACAAGTATAAAGAAGAATATGCTAAACGATTATATAAATTAATCCAACCAAGTAGTGTTCAATATTATAATAAATCAGAACCAGAAAATGCTAAACAACCTACTAAATTCGCTGACCCAGGCACTTCTAAAAAAGGTTTGACACCGATGATTTCAACAAAAGATGCCAATGATGTTATCAATTTGTTTACTAGGTTCCAAGCAGGGATTGTTCCACTTAGTGCATTGAAATCATTCTTACTTAAAAATAAAGAAACTAGACAAGTTCCATCAAATGTGTCTAAACCACCTGCTGGTATTACAAAATGGACTGTTGTAGGTCCAAATGGGTCTGGAGAAGAAACAATTGATGCAGATACTCCAATTGCTGCTATCAATAAATATAGATCAAAATATAAATTAAACAGTGCTCAATACCCCAATAATATGTTTCATGTTTCACAAGCTGAATTTAGTCATCTAAATCAGTGGGAACCAGAAACACCTACATCATTACCACCACAAGAACCTCAATTTTAAAAAGTTCTAGACAAATGCCTGAGTAAGGAGTATAATAGTCAAATATTAAGGCTCAAACTCAGGCACAACTTAGGCAATACACTTCAGATAAAACCTGCACTGGTAAGGAAAAATAGTGCCCAGAGATACGGAATGTCCTTCGCGTAGATGGAAACAATTGTGCTGAAGCAATGACTCATTTGACTACCTACACCTCGTGTTGTAGATGATGATCGGATACGCCTTTGTAAAACCGATTTCGAATGTTTGAGCAATGGAAAAATAGGCTAAAGAAGGGATAAGAACCCTACGGACATTTGTGCGCTGATATGTATGAATGAACCCGCCGTCAGATAAAGACAGCACTTCGAGGTACCGGCTGACCGCCTCTGTAATAGTGTAATATCAGTGTGAAGTCAACTCAGTTGAAATTTTTATTTTTTGCCCCCTTTGTGGGGCAAAGTATGCTCGTAATCTAGTTGAATAGTATTTAAAAACAATTATTACTATTGATAATAAGAGAATAGTGAAGAGCGATAGCGATGAACAGGGGAACATGTTCCCCTCCTATGAATAAATACATTATGAGAATAAATGAATTGACTGGTTATAAAAACATTGGGCTTTATAAAAAAGCAAAGGAAATTATGGGTGGGGATATAAGGGATAAACCTTTATATGCATCATTGGATGAATGGCAGTTAATTATGCAGGATTATGGATTTAGACATCTCGGATCTGGATCATATGGATCTGCATATGAACATCCTTCATATCCTTGGGTGTTCAAGATATTCAAAAATGATAAATCATACTTTACTTTCTTCAATTATGCTAGACGTAATCAAAATAATCCTAATCTACCTAAAATAAAAGGTTCATATATCCGTATAGGAAATGATGCTTATGCAGTTAGACTAGAGAAATTACGAGAAGTTACTCGCGATGAATGGATTAAAATTGAAGAAATCATGGATAATATTCAAGAAATGGTATATAAAGTATCATATGATGGGGAGTGGACTCCAGAAGAAATTGCTTTAAAAAAACAGTTTCCAGGAATCTATGAAATAATCAGTGCTATGTGGAATGCTGATATATTTCAGAATTCACAACCAGATATACACAGTGGGAATATCATGATGCGTGGAAATGTTCCAGTTTTAATTGACCCGGTAGTAGATTAATGAAAATACATCAAATTTTAGAAAATAATTATAAACCAACTGCAGTAAATCTACATTTCGGTGGATTTACTGGTACTAAGATACCACAAGAATTACAACAGTTCGTTAAAAAACATATTAAGAAATCGAAAAATGGAAATTTATTCATTGCTGAATACCCAGATTCATGGTATGCTAATGTTTTTCAAGGTGATGGACCAGGTGATGGTATCTATAGCTTTAAAACATTTATGAAAGTGTTAAGTCCCTATTTTAGAGTACAAAAAACACTACCAGCTAGAACATGATAGATAAATAAAAATAATTATTGACAATTTTTAAAAAAAGTGCTAAAATATACACATATTAGATACTTTTTATAACAAGTAGCTAAATAAAAATACTATTACAAGAAATAAAATAGTTCTTGACATGAAAGATAAATAATAGTATAATACATCATATCAGTTGGGGTCAGCTGAATGAATAAAAGGAAAATTGATACAAATGGAAATGCAATCATTACATCAACAATTTAAACTACAATCAACCTTAAAAGGCGGCTCGATTGCGTCTGTATGGTGTGTATTTAGTTTAATTAATAATGATCGCACACCGGAGTATCGTGAGGGTTCTTTGAAGACATAATTTAATATTATAAGTTAATTTTTCAAAGAACCCTGAAAGTGAAAACTCTCAGGGTTTTTTAGTTTTAGACTCCTTAAAAAAAAGTAGTTGACACACAGAGATACACAACGTATAATTAGTATGGCTAAATTAATAAGAAATAAAGATTATAAAAGCAATTTTCAACGTATTCGTGAAAATATTTATAACAAGAAGATAAAAAAACTGGGTAAGAAACGGGTGATTTTAAATTCTATAAAACCTTTAATTAGAGATGATAAAACAAAACAGAATATTATCAATAATAAAGGAATACAGAATACGTTATATGAACATTTATGTAGAATAAGACAACAAATAGAAGATGAGAAAACTATTGTAAGGGAACAATCTTCAATTAAAGAAGGGTTTATATATTTAATATCAAATCCGATTTGGAATGGATGGATTAAAGCTGGAATGACTACTGATTATGAATCAAGAATCAGTACATATAATATCTATGATCCAACAAACTCATATTCTTATGTTGACATAAAATGGACATCTGACAGAAAATATGCAGAGAATCATTTGCTAAATGTTTTAAGTATTCATTCTAAAGAAAGAAAAGGTGAATGGTTTAAAATTTCAGTAGAAAAAGCAAAAGTTCTAATGCAAACAACAGTGTAAGAGATCACTGTATAATAAAAACTGGACCGCTGTGAATCAGTCGAGTACTCTTCAGACTGCCTAGTGCGACAAAGGGAAAAGTTATTTAAATCTAATAGCTTGGCTATTAGATAAGAGCATACTTAATTGGGGCAGCGAGCCTTTGCTTATCCCAAAGAGCGGTATCGTAAAGATATATGGACCGCCTGTGTATGGTGCTGTTAGATTTAATATTAAAACATACTAGATCAGCATTAAGAATTACGGTTCTTGACAAGTTAAAGTGAGTGTGTTTTAATATACACTCTCAATTCGGATACGAACCGTCTAAACACATAGTGGGAGAGTGTTATAAATTATGGAGAAGATGCTCTAATGGTAGGGCAAGCGGCTGTAACCCGCCCGTCTCTGACAAGTAGGTTCGATTCCTACCTTCTCCACCA